CCCTACCGAATTTATGTTTTCACAGCTACACATTAAAAAAGTAAAGAGCATAAGCTCAGGCGGTAGGTGTACGCCACTAGACGACCCTATGATGTTAAAAGGAATTATAAACAATGTAGGTTATTCTATAAACAATGAAAGTTTGGTTAAAAGAGTTAAGCTGTTAAACGCTCCTTTTTAATTTAACATAATTTTTGTAGCTTCCAATTATGGAATGCGTACTAAGTGAGGTTTACAAAAAGCATAAGACGTGGCTAGACATAGTCCAAAGTTTTAGCGTTAATAAAGACACCGCAGCTGACATAGTTAGCGAAATGTATATTAATGTTCAAAGCCATTTAGAAAAAAACACTTCCAGTATACTATACGAAAACGACGAAATTAATTACTACTTTGTATTTATAGTTTTACGCAACCTAGTATATGACTTAAAGCGTAAAGAAAAAAAAGTATCGTTTGTTGGTCTAGAGGGTTTAAGTGAAAACGAAGCGTCGGACTATATAGAAACGCCTGACTTATACAATAAGGTAAAAGCTATCCACGACTGGTACGAAAACGCAGAGTATCTAGAAATGCTAGAAAACGAAACTATGCTAGGTAATTTCAGTAGCGACAAAATGCACTTATACTATTTACGACGTATATTTAAAGAGGTGTACCTAGACGGCAAAAAGTTAGCTAAGTTTAGCAGGGAGTCTAAGATTACTTACTGGAGCTTAAGAAATACACTAAAAATTATTAAGAAACAAATTAGAGAAAACTATGAGAATAGGGACATTACTAGAGACTATATTTAAGTACACAGGCATAAAGTGGTTGGTTAAAAAAATAGTAATTGATTTACTAGGCTACGAAAGCTGCGGCTGCGAGGGTAGAAAAAAGAAGCTAGACGAAATTAGATTTAAACGCTATGACTAAAGAAGACATAAAATACTGGGAAACATTTAGAGCTAACAAGTCTGACAGGATATCTAAAAAAGAATATCAAAAAATATGCGAAATGCACTCTAGACTTAAAAACCATTCTTATTACGAACCCTGCACTTGTAACCCTAAGGGAGTCCAGCAGTTTATAAACGACTTAAATAATATTTATGACAATAGATAAAGCCCACGAATATGAAAAGGCTATAATAAATATATTAAACTTTGACGGCTGGGACTTAAAATGGACTGGCGAGGGTAGCGAAAGCTGGGACGCAGTAGGCTACACTCCAAAGAAAAAAAAGTGTGTACTAGAAATAAAGGTCAGAAATAAATACTACCCTACAAAACTACTAGAAAAATTAAAGTACGACAAGCTAATGGCTCTAGACGAAGAGATAGTAAAACTATACTACGTAGCAGACCCTCAAGGCAATTACCTATACTGGCTAAACGACTTGAATATGCCAGAGCTTGAAACCAAAGACGTAAGAAAAACAACCCTATGGGCTAACGACAAAACGCCTAAACAGCTTTATATGCTGCCTGAAAGCAAAGCGTCTATAGTGACTAAGAACACGCCAGAACGTGCAGGTAAGGGTATTTGGGACGAGTATTTAAAAAGAAACTCAAAATAATTTAAACATTTATGGGTTTTTATAAACATTTTTTTGTAGCTTGCAGTTATGGAAAACGATATAACAAACGAACTCAAAAGTAATGTACTAGACGTAGAAGAGTTTAGCTACCTAGGACATTTCGAGCTAGCCACTAAGTTACTTATTAGTTGGCAAGACAAAGCAGAGGCTGCAAACAGCCAAGGCACACTAAAACAATTAAAGGAATTTGCAAACGCCTTAGCACGTATAGGTTTATACGTAGGTACTATGCAGGAACGCCAGCGCTCATTTAACGTGCAGCTGTCTAGGTTTCGTACAGCGAAGCTAGAGTCAGACGAAAAGGTTAATAAAGTTAGAGAGCAGCTTAAAGATTTAAAACTAGAAATATAAACGATATGGAAATAGAATATTTAGGTATTAAAATGGACGTTGTTTTTTCTTTTGACAGGCAAGAGTCACAAACGCAAAACTATGTAGGTTCTGCAGATAGTGTAGAAATAAACGAAATAAAAATAAAAGAGGTAGACGTTTACGACTTATTTAGTGGTAGCCAAATTACAGAGATAGAAGACATAATTATTAAACAATTTAGATACGCACACTATGAGTAAAATACAACTACTAGACGGAAAAGAATACGACAAAGCAACTTTGCTAGACAAAATGATAGACGACGAGTTTTACTATGGCGAACTAAATAAGCTAGCTCTAAGCAGCTCTAGCCTTAAATTAATGCTAGACAGCCCTAAGACATATTACTATGTAACTAAGTACGCTAAAAATCAAACCTCGCCTGCGCTACGTGCTGGTCATTTGTTTCACACAGCTATACTAGAGCCAGAAAAATACGATAAGATTAAGTTTATAGACGTGCAGAGTCGTAACACTAAAAAGTTTAAAGAGGCTACTTTAGAATACGGCGAGGTATTTACAGCTAAAGAGCAAAGCGAAAACGAAAGACTTGTTGACGCAATGCTAAAAAACCCACAGGCTATTGAATTACTAAGCGATAGTAAAACGGAAGTACCAGCAATAGGAACTATACACGGCAAACCCTTTAGAGGCAAAGCAGACATACTTAAAAACAAAGGTGGCATAGTAGATTTAAAAACTACAGTAGACGTAGAAAACTTTAGTAAAAGCGCATTTAGATATAAGTACACACTACAGGCAGCTATATACTGTGAGCTATTCTCTACGCCAGAGAAACAACTAACACACGAAGACTTTACATTCTTATGTATTGACAAAGCTAACTTAGATATAGGCATTTGGAAGTGTAGCGAGGAATTTTTAGAGTATGGCAAGCTAGAATTAAAAAGAGGTATAGATAGATATAACGTTTATATACGTCCAGACTTTGACATAAACGATTATACAATACAGGGGACGTTATGATAGCAATTAAAACAATGTTTTTTATGTTTTGCTTAGTCCTGTGGCTTTATGTAATAAATGATATTCGAGAGAAATAAATAAAATGAGAGCAACCTATTTACATTACGAGAACGGCAAAGACTATGACGTTATAGACTTTATAAAAGATTATGAGCTTAACTTCAACAGAGGTAATATTATTAAGTATATTTGTAGAAGTGGTAAGAAAGACGACGAGCTTAAAGACTTAGAGAAAGCAGCAGACTATTTAAGACGAGAGATAGAATACTTAAGAGAGCAGCAAAAGCAATGGACGGAAATAAATGAAAATCAATGAGAAAAAAGAAACAAACAAAATGATAAATACAGAATTATTAAAAGAAGAAACTAATCAAATAATATTTTTACACCATAACAAACAATGGAATGAGTGTAAGTTTATGTGGTTTTATAATGGAAATATAGAAGTAACTATAAAAGGACAATTACTATCTATACATAAAAGGAATTGGGATAAACTTTCATTAAATGGAATTGATTAAGACTCTGTTTCCCTTAATTAATGCTAACTTATGTATATAAATATAGAACTAAAACCAACAGAATTATTTTGAGAAAAAAGAAACAAACACAGCAAGAGCGCATAAGCACGCTAGAGAGAGCTTTAACACAGCTTTACGTAAGAGTACAAACTAATAGTAACATAATAGACAAACTAACACATAATGAAGAGATACAAGAGAGTAGCGAGCCTAGTAAATAATTACACAGGTATAGATATATTTAGCCCTAGAAAAACTCAAGACATAGTAGATGCTAGAAGTTTATTTGAACACATAATGTATATAGAGTTTGGCTGTACCTACCAAAGTATATCGGATTTCTATTACGCTAACGGTAAAATAAGAAACCATTCAGTAATACTATACAGCGTCAGGAAGTATAAAGACGAAATAGAGCCGAGACGTGAAGACTTTAAAAACATTTTCTATAGAATACTAACCACAGAGGTAACACACACTAAGTATAGAAACGTTATAGAAGACGTAAATAAAATAAGCACAGTTAAAGGACTAAACAGTGTAAAGGCTTTTGTAAATAAAACACTAGACAAAGAGCTAGAGTATAAGGACACCGAGACAGACAACGTAGACCAAGTGGACTTAGTAAAACAAATAGAAGAGCTTACCTAGCAAAGTTTCAAAAAGTTACGTTATATTAGTATATGGTACGAGACACACAAGACGGTAAAAAAAAGATGCTAGAGGAACTAGAATACAATCTAGGCATAGTGTCTACTAGTTGTTTAAACGCAGACGTAAGTAGAGCTACACATTACCGCTGGCTACAGGAAGACCCAGAGTATAAAGCATACGTAAAAGACATACAGGAAATTGCTATAGATTTTGTAGAGAGTAAGCTATACGAAAAAATTAAAGAGAATGACACCGCCTGTATTATATTCTATCTAAAGACTAAAGCAAAGCACAGGGGTTATATAGAGCGCCAGCAAATTGAGGTTGCAGATACTAAAGAGTTTACAGTAAAAGTAATTAAATAGTTTGAGTACACAAATAGAGACTAACGTAGTCTGGGAACACTTAGAAGAGACTAACAAAAAAATAGTCATATTGCAAGGGGGTACTCGTAGCGGTAAGACTTACAACTCTATGCTGTGGTTAATATTCTCATACGCCCAGCGACATACAGGAAAAACTATAACTATCTTTAGAGCTACCTACCCAGCCTTACGTGCTACAGTAATGAGAGATTTTTTCGACATACTTAAACAGCACGACTTATACAACGAAGCTAACCACAACAAAAGTAATAGCGAGTACAGACTTAACGGCAACCTATTTGAGTTTGTAAGTGTAGACCAGTCTAGCAGACTAAAGGGACGTAAAAGAAACCTAGCCTTTTTAAATGAGTGTAACGAAATAACCTTTGACTCATTCACGCAGATAATATTTAGAACCGTAGGCGTAGAAGGAGACCCTAGTATTATAATGGACTATAACCCTAGCGACGAGTACAGCTGGATATACACTAAGGTAAAACCTAGAGACGACGCACAGTTTACTATAACTACCTACAAAGACAATAAGTTTTTAGAGCAAAGCCTAGTAGAAGAGATAGAACGCCTTAGAGATACTGACCCTGACTACTGGAGGGTTTATGGTTTAGGACAAGTCGGACGTAATAGAGCCACAGTGTTTAAAGTTTCTGAGTGTGAAGAGATACCACCAGACGCTAAGCTAGTAGCTAAAGGGCTTGACTGGGGTTTTGTAAACGACCCCTCGGTTTTAGTAGACACTTATGTGCTAGACAACAATTTGTATATAGACGAGCTGTTTTATGATTATGCAATGACTAACCGAGACATACATAATAAACTACTAGAGCTAGGACTAACAAGACAAGACGAGATATTCGCAGACAGCAGCGAGCCTAAGAGTATAGACGAGCTACATAGGTTTGGGTGGAACTGTAAGCCTGCGACAAAAGGTAAGGACAGTGTACTAATGGGTATCGACTTAATGAAGCGATATAATATATATGTAACAAGCCGCAGCACAAACACTATACAGGAGTTTCGCAACTACAAGTGGATAGAAGACAGAAACGGAAACCTACTAAACAAGCCAGTTGACGCCCACAACCACAGCATCGACTCAATTCGTTATAGTATCTTTACTAAACTGTCTAGACCAAACGTAGCTAGGTACGCCATACGTTAAAGAAATGTTAATTAGTTGTGAACATCTATGTTTATAGTTATATTG